TGCTAAATCACCGTGTTGATCACCAGCTTCGACTATATCAAAATAGTTGGAGTACAGTTGCCATGCTTTGTCTTTTGCTTTCATTGTTTAGCTTGTTGATTAATTCGATTACTTGCTCTTTATTGTAGTAGTGCTGCATTGAATTGCGCACGTGGTCTTTGAGTTGTTCGGTGGTCATACGTTCAAAGTATTAAGGTATTCACGCCACATGGGTACACGTTCTTGAAGCTTTGCGATAGCATCCGCATCAAACTCCACAACCTTTTCATGGATGCGTTCAGCGATGGGTATATCAAACGCCCATTCGTCTTGTGGCGTTTCAAGATTTGCATCCGGGTATTCGCGCATGAAACGTGGCATATCGTATATCATATTGCGCTCAATGCTCTTTGCTTTCTTGATGAATGTAGGGTCACCTTGTGGATCAATAAGATTAAGCCTGCGCGATAGTCTATACTTTTCATCATTAATCATTTCAATCGGTGCGCTAACTAACACGTAGCAGAACGTGGCACGTGGTGCTTCTGTTAACCAGCAGTAGGCTTGACCTTGCCAATAGTAGTCTTTGCTGATGTCGCTGGTCTTAGCATCCATAAAAGTATGAATATCCCAACTTGATTTGATATCCGGCACATTGATTACTGCACCTGTTTCATTTTTGATAAGCAAATCGGGCGTGCCTTTGATGAAATCATTAGTAAACATTTCTTCGTTCTTGAACACGATTTCACCACGATGCCTGCGACACATATCGATTGCATCATTTTCTACGGCTAAACCTTTTTCAATGTACTTGTTGCTGATTTCTTTGTACCGGTTGTACTTCTGTTGCACATAGACTTCGAGCAATGCGCTCTTAGTGGTTTCGCTTAATCCTGTTTTGGTTCTTGCATCTGTCATTAGCTTACCTAGCTGCGATGCTCTAAATAGTGTATTGTTCATGTTGTTATTGATTGATGCGGTAAAAATAGCAGATAGTTACAATCTGTAACCACCTGCTATCATTTTTAACATTTATTCGGTAATACCGAATTGCTGTTTCTTGGCATTCAGTTCATCTGCCACTTCGGCTAATACTTCCGGGCTGCATGCTTTGAATATTTTGTGAAGCTGCATTAGGTCAGTAGCCTGCTGGATTAGTTCGCGCACATACGCTACATCCTGTTCATGCCCACGACCAAGCGCACCTTTCAATTTGAATGGCTTGTAGGTATCTTTATTCACGCGATTAACGTCACGCCCGAATACTTTACCTAATGACAGCGCAGCGTTTTTAAGGCACTCTGCTTTGAGTTTACCAAATGCAAGGTCCATAGCATTCGCTTTTTTATTATCGGGGTTCAATGCCCATCTATTGCGTTCAGTACCGGTCACACCATCGGGCACGCGATCTACCATAATAATAACTGAAGCTGCGCCCACTCTCCTTATTTCGTAACCGCTTATTGGATGAATCACTACCAGGTCAATCGATGCCTGTACTTCATTAGCTAATACTGCCCACTTAAAATTCTCTGTTCGCCAATGTCCAAAAAACAATTCATCTAATGTGGTTTCAACGTGGCTAATAACCAGCGTGCGTGCTTTCTTATCCGGTGTGGATTCGATGCCTGCTTGATCAGGTTCTGCATTGAGCATCTGCTGGAACTTCTGCAATGCTTCTAAGTTGTCTTTGTGAAATGAGTTCATGTTATTGTGATTTAAGATTAGTACTTCATTAGGCAATCGTTTATTTCTTGGCAGTAGCTAAGAACTGCGTAAAGGATAACTGCTGCAATAATGTAACGAATGATTTTAGATGCTGTTTTCATGTGTTTTGTTTTTAATTGATAGGGCAAATGTAGTGTAAGTAATTACACTCACGCTGTTAAAAATTGTTAAAATTTGCTACAACTCCGCCATCCACTTGCGAATAATCGCATCCTCCCTCTTTAGCCGGTGCTTATCTGTTATTTGTTGGCGTGTATAATTGAATTCATTATCACGATTCCAAGTAATGTTACCCTCCCAATCACACAATAGTATTCTTTTCACCATGTATTTGCAAGCTCCAACATCATCAGTATCACCGAATCGTGACCATTGATATTCAAATAATCTTTTTAAATCAGGATGAATACTGGTAAGCAAAAAATCTTTGTATTCTTTCCATGTCTTAAATTTTTCAGGCAGATTTTTAATTGAATAGATAAGATTCTCTTTGCCATATATAGCTGCGGTATGTACACCTTGCAATCTTTCTTCAAGCTTTTGATATGTATCCGGCTCTAATTCTTGTAGATCAGTCAAACATCTAAATGCTTTTTCATGCACCAAGTTAGATACTCGCATTGTGCGTATATCATGACCTAACATGTACATCTTATCATATATTTTATTGTAACGAAATCCGTTATCAATTAAATACTTCCATACATCCATGTAACGCCAGTCAATGATTGGATATGCACGATGCGGCTCGTTGATTCTACGCAACCAAAACATTTCACTGTCTTCGCCAAACATCACAAATCTTCTATCGGGTGATTCTTCTGCACGCAATCCAATTATTGAAATGCTTTTGCCTTCGAGCTTGCGCAAGTTTTGACCCACCCACAAATTGAATTTGTGAAATCGTTTCGGATATTTATTATCTATCGATTGAATTGCAACTGGATGTTTATCACGCACCCACTTTTCATTCTCTCCCCATGCCCATAAAAATAACTGCTGATGACTTGCGGCATTAGTCATAAAGATAGGCACCTGATACCACAATGGTATTACGTTTGGTTGTGTCATTGCCCACTCTACAAAATCAATTGTGCCTTGATACTCTGCTTCCTGGTCTTGGAAATATAAAATGAATTTACGATTGCGTTTTTTTGCTTCTTCATTTAGCAAATGAAATAGCACTGTGCTATCCTTCCCGCCCGAAAAGGACAGTTGAATATTATCGTAATTATCAAATAAAAATTCAATTCTCTTTTGTGTTGCTTCAAGTACATTGGCAACACCACGTATTGCTGTGCGTGCCATAATTAAAATGTTTCTTTTGTGTCTTCGCCTGCTTCTATTATTTGTCTTTCGATTGAATATGGAACACCTTGTATTTCGGATGCAATACCCTTAAGACCTATCAGTCGTTGAACTTCCTCCAGCGTCATTCCTAATTCTTTCATAATCTTTAATTCATCCCATCCACTCTTAAGCATGCCAACCAATGAAGCTTGCAATTCTACTTCATGCTTACCGCGTGCCCGGTTATGACGTATAGTTGATGCCATGCGATCACTAATATCTTTTTCAATTACAGATACGGGCAGCATTCCATTCTCCCTTTCGTATATATCCTTGCGTGTTTGCATTATTGTGTATCGGTGAAAACCATCAACAATAATATACTTATCTCTATCTGCATCATAGAAGCATACTACTGGCATTGTATATCCATCACATTTGATTGATTGATATAACAAGTCCATTTCTCTTTTTGCTACGTGATTTGGATTGTAGTCATTAGCTTCAATCTTATCGATTGGTACTGCAACGACTGAATAGACGGGGCTTTGAAATTGTTTTTTCATATGATTTTATTGATTTGTTCTATGCTTAATTTTTTTAAATGATTTAAAATATCAATCTTACGATTAATGTTTGTTGCTATTAATTTTTCAAGCGGCACATTGCCGTTCATTGTATAGTATGTGCAATCATTTATTTGACCAGTGCGAAAGATTCTGCGCTCCGATTGTAATCGTTGTGCGTAATCCCATGTTCGGTCGTAGTATATGATCACGTTGTAATCTTGAAGATTCAAACCATAGCTATGTTTACCATACGTCATTACTCGCACACTTGGAAATTGTTTTGTGACAGCATCTGCGCTTGAAATGTATTTGCAATACACTAAAATCTTTTCGATGTGATGTGAAGTTATGATACTGCGCAATGCATGCATCTTGCTTTTACAAGTGCTATATGATTGTTGCATCTTGGTTGTCATCTCCATGAATATCGTGTTGCCTTTTTCCTGCATCAATTCAGCTTGCAAATAGTATTGTTTTAATCGCTGGTATTCGCATAACTCTGACGCATCAATATTGTAATCAACTGTGATGTATTGCCTCTTTAAGTTAAGTTGTAAATCGCTTTCATATACGTAGTGCTGGATGAGTGAATAGAGATAATCAATGTTGTGGTATTTTACTATCCACTCACGTGATTGTGCTTTGTTACCGTTGTATGTAGTCATCTTCTTCCATTCGCAAAATGTGCTTTTGAATTCGGCTATGCGCATGTTCAGTATGTGCGGTGAAAGAAATTCCATCTGCGCCCATATATCAAGTATGTTACGGCTTATAGG